CTGGCCTGATCGGCAATGGCGCGAGCACGTCGATCGCCTTCACGCACAGCCTCGGCACGCAGGACGTCACGTACAGCATCCGCGACGCGAGCACCAACGAACTCATTGAGTGCGACGTCGTGTCGACGAGCACGACGCAGATCACGTTCACGTTCGTGACTGCGCCGGCGAGCAATAGCCTGCGCGTCGTGGTGCACGGATGACGAAGAAACTCAAGGCCGCACTGGCGACGGATGGAGGCATCACTGCCGGCGGCGACATCCTTGCGAATGGCCACGACCTCCGCACGCGTCCGTCGAACACGGGCGGCGGCGACGTACTGACGCGGTCGCTGTATCTTGGGCCTGCTGGCTACGCGTACATCACCGACACTTCTGGGAATCGCGTCGGCTTCATCGGCCCGGGAGAACAGCCCGCGCTGTTCTGGGCGATGGGAAGGGGAACAGGCCCTGCCGGCGGCGGCGCCGACGAGTTCAACATCGATCTGTCGACGGGCGAAGTGAGCATCGGAGCCGCCGGCCAGTTCTCGTCGTCGGCTGACGTGTTGTCGTTCAACGGGCCGAGCGGTGAAAACGTAGGTCATCGCGCCTACTCGGTTAAGTCAACGACCGCCTATGAGATCTGGTGCGACGGCGTAAAGGTCACGCAGGTTTCCGCTGGCTCCTTCTCGTTGACCGGATCGTTCACCGCATCCGTTAACGTGACCGCGGTCAATGTGTTTGCGAGGAACATTGGCCAGCAGACTGAAGTCAATATCACGACGACGAGCGGTGGCGCCGCGGCTGCCGTGGATTGGGCGGCGAACGGGGCAAGCCAGCGCTTCACTCTGACGAACAACGTAGGCTGCACCGTCACGATGACGGCGCCAAACGCGGTCGGTTGGTACACGCTGAAGACGATCAGCCCGCCGTCCGGCACGGTGCCGGCGATCACATGGCCGGCGAATGTGAGGTGGGCTGGCGGCACAAAGCCCGCACAGGCGACCACGCTCGGGCGCGCGAACGTCCAGCGCTTCTACTGGGACGGCACGAACTACTGGGGCGACGCGATCGTCAACGCCGCATGAACCACGACAATCCACTCTGCCACGCGTGCGGCGCTTGCTGTCGCGACAACGTTCCGGTCGAGGACGCTGATGCAGTGCCAGCCTCGATGACGATGGAGATCGCCGGCCAGCGGTGGATGCGCCCGCATGCGGTCGCGCCCTGGTGCGGTGCGCTCGATCTCGAGACTCGCCGCTGCACCATCTATGAACAGCGGCCACGCGTCTGTCGCGAGTTCGAGGTCAATGGTCCGCGCTGCGCGATCGCTAGATCCCGCGCAACGAATCCGCCGGCTATCCCGGTCCGCGTGGTGGAGTAGAGCATGGCCTTTGACGGCTCGGACCTTTCGCTTTCGGAGCGCATCATCGAGGACGTTCTCTGCCGCCTGCGAGAGATCAAGCAGGCGAATGGATACCGCACCGATGCGGGGCTCTACGTGCTCGACTCGCAGCAGACGATCGACCCTTCCATGACACCCGCAATCCAGGTGTTCGAGGGGAACGAGACGGCGACCGATGCGGATGGGTCATCCCTGAGCATGCGTATCGATCTGCCGCTGAACATCACCTGCCACGTCAAGCCCAACTCCGAGCAGACCGGGAGAATCCTTCGCGCTGCGAAGGCGGATATGAAGAAGGCGCTCTTCCGCAATAGGGGCGCTGTGGGAGCGCGGTCTGATGGAAAGTCGATCGCGACGTTGGCCTATGGCGGGTGTCAGACGAACCATCGTGAGGACGGCGACTCGACCGAGTCGATCAGCATGCGCGTGTCGGCCGTCTTCCGAGAAGGCTACGGCGATCCTTACACGCAGAAGTAGTTCCGGTCTCCGGGCGCCGGTAACAGCCCGATCCACCTGAGCCGCCGAGAGGCGGCTTCGTCGTTTCTGGACCCGCCTAGTGCGGGTTTTTTCGTTTCTGGAGACCCCGCACATGTTCGACAACAAGCTCACCAAGTCCGAGAACTATACCTTCGGCCGCGGCGTGATCGTCGTCGCCATCCTCGACGCACTCGGCCGCCCGCGCGGCGAGCGCGACCTCGGCAACACGCCCGGCTTCACGATCAGCGTGTCGACCGATCGGTTCACGCATACCTCCTCGCGCAGTGGCCAGGCGAAGACCGACCTCGACATCCCGGTCGCTACGAAGCTCTCCGGCAAGATCGACATCGAGGACATGAGCCCGGAGAACCAGGCGCTGTTCCTCGCCGGCTCGGTCGGTACCGTTACGCAGGCAGCGAATCCGGTCACGAACGAACGCATCTACAACCTCGAGTCGGACCGCTACTACCAGCTCGGCGTCTCGACGCAGAACCCGACCGGTGTCCGCGGGGTGTCGGCGGTGACGCTCAAGGTCTACGAGCTGCTGAACGCGGTGGCGCGCGTCAACACGACGGCGTATGCGAAGGGCGACATCTTCAAGTCGACGACGAACGTGTTCATCGTCACGGTTGCTGGCACGACGGCAGGGTCGGCGCCCTCGTTCGACACCACCGCAGTCGGCAACACCACGACGGACGGTACGGCGACGGTCGCCTTTATCGGCACGACGTCGGCCTACACGGTGACGACGGACTACCTGCTCAGCACGGATGCCGCGCGCTTCGGTGTCGTCGCCGGCAGCAACCTCGGCAAGGCGTGCGACCTCGCCATCGCGAACGGCGTCTACCTCAGCGCGAACGTCGACTACACGCCGGCCGCGAACAGCCGCACGCAGATCACGTCGTCGGGCTCGGGGTCGGTGACGGCGCAGCTGCGGTTCATCGCCGACAACGCCACGGGCGACAACCGCGACCTGTTCATCGCGTCGTGCAGCTTGAGCCCTTCCGGCGACAACCCGTTCATCACCGGCAACGACATCTCGAAGTTCTCGATCGACATCGGCATCAACGAGCGCGACAGCTCGACGGCGCAGGTGATCATCGACGGCCGTCCGGCGGGCATGTAACGCGTGCCGGACTTCTCGCCCCTCATCGCGGAGGCTGCGCGCCTCCGCGGTGTGACGACGAATGCAAGGACGGCGCTGAAGCGCGCGGCCTCAACGCTGGCCCGGCAGATGCCGGTCGAAGCCCGTCGCGACATCCAGGAAGAGTACGCGCTTCCTGCCGGTCGTATCAGCAAGGACCTCGATGCGACAAACACCGGGGATTCGGTGGTGCTCACCGGCCACGCTCGTGCGGTCGGGCTGATCCAGTTCGGTGGCCGCTGGTCGCCGAAGTCCGAGGGCGCATCCGCACAGGTCTTCGCTGGTCAAGGCCGCTACGTCTACGGAGGCACCTTCATCGCCAAGGGCCTGAACGGCGGAAAGCAGATCTTCTCGCGCTCCATCGTCGGTGGAAAGCGCGCACCGCGTCTCCCGCTCCATACGCTGTACGGCCCGAGTGTCGCGTCGATGTTGCGCAAGGGCGATCGCCCGAAGCGGCTCGACGACATCGCCGAAAACATCCTCTCCTACGAGATCGCTCGACTCCTCTGATGGCCAATTCGCGCGACACCGTCTTCCGCTACATCTACTCCGTCACAGGCGACAAGGAACTCGCGACCACTGCGAGCCTTCTCGTCAAGATGGCTGACAGCGGAAAGCTGGCGGACAAGGAAGCGATCGAGCTCGCCGGCACGTTGCAGAAGCTCGCGACGTCGTCGAAGCAGGTCAACGACGCGTTGTCGCAGAAGGCGGCCCTCGCCGAGACGGCTCAGCGATTGCAGCTTGCGAAGGATGCAGCAGCTGCGCTCGCCAAGGAGTTCGACCGCACCGACACGAGCAGTCGGAAGATCGCCGCCGCCTTCACTGCTGCCGACAAGGCGGTCGCGGATCTGACGAATCAGTACAACAAGCAGGCCGTCGCACTCGCGAAAACGGAAGGCGCGCTGCAGAAGGCAGGCATCGATACGGCGAACCTCGCGGCAGCCAGCGCGAAGCTGGCGCAGGAGGGCAAGGCTGTAGCGGCGTCGGTCAAGGCAGTCGGGGACCAGACGAAACAGGCGGCGACGTCGACCAAGGAACTGACCGAGAAGAGCAAGGAGAGCACCAATGCGCTCCAGCTGCTGAAGGACAACCTCGGGAAGATCGCGCTCGCCGCAGCGGCCGCAAAGGCGGCGTTCGCGGCCATCAATTTCGGCAGTGGTGCCTTCAAAGAAGCCGCGGACGTCGAGCAGTCACTCGCGCGCGTGAAGGCGGTTGCGGATTCGACAGGCGAGTCGTTCCAGCGCCTAACGGGTCACCTCGAGGAAGCCGCGCGCGTCGCGAACGTATCGACGACCCAGGCTGCTGCCACCGCGGCTGCGCTCGCGGAGCAGGGCCAGAGCGCCGACGAGATCTACCAAACGCTGATCCCGACTCTGCTGCTCGCGAAGGATGCGAACCTCGAGGTAGCCGAGGCGGCCGGCATCGTCGATGACGCGCTCGACCTCTTTGGCAAGTCCGCCAGCGATGCCGCTCTCGTCGTCGATCAGCTCGTCGCAGCCTCGAAGGGCAGCAAGGACGGCATTGGTGGCCTCGCCACGGCCGTGCGCGCGCTGGCGCCGGATGCGAAGCAGCTCGGACTGTCGTTCGAGCAGCTGGTCGGCCTGCTCGGACTCATGGGCCAGAACGGCATCGACGCCAGCAAGGCGGCCAAGGGCCTGCGAACCGTCTTTCAAGACCTGCAGGACCCGACCAGCAAGTTCTCGATTGCGCTGCACGACCTCGGCGACAGCAGCGGCAACTTCTCCAAGGCGATCGAGACGATCCGCACCAGCGGAGCGCAAGGCCAGAAGGCTCTTCTGAACCTCGACGGCTCCGCGCGCAGCCTCGTGCTGTTCCTGCTCCAGCAGGCCCCTGGTTCGGTCGACAAGTTCACGGAGGCTTTGCAGAACGCCGGCGGCGCAGCGGCGGCCACCGCATCCGTCCTCGACAACACGCTCAAGGGCGCCTTCACGTCGTTCGAGAACGCGCTGGATCGCCTCGGCGAAGGCCTGCTCGGCACTGCGCTCGAGCCGTTTCGCGAGGAGTTCCAGAAGCTCGCTGATCGCCTGAACGCTTTCGCTCAGTCCCCCGACTTTGAAAAGCTGAAGGAGCAGTTCCGCGCGCTGTTCGAAACCGGCATCGCGGCGTTCGAAGAGTTCATCTCGCACGTCGACTGGTCGAAGTTCATCACGGACGCGCAGACCGCACTGAGTGAGACGAGCAAGATCGTCTCGGGCATGCGCGACACGTTCGCCGGCCTCGGTGAGGCTTTGAACGCGGTCGGAACCGTAGCGGAGGTCGTCTATCGGACGATCAAGGTTCTGTTCGATGGCTTGAAGGTCGCCGTCTCAGGAGCGGTCGCCGGCGTCGTCACGCCGCTCCTGGCGCTGTCCGAGGGTATGGACAAGGTCCGCGGATCGACGAGCGAGACGACGAAATTCCTCGAAGCGCTCAATCAGCGATGCCTTGAGGTCGCGCGTGATGGTGCCAAGTCGCTGAAGGACGACGTCGGCGTTCTTGCTGACAAGATGACTAGCGCGGCTAGCGCTTCGGAGGATGCAGCAAAGCGCATCGCCGAGGTCGGTGAGGCCTTCCGCAACGTCCAATCAGGCGCCGCAACAACGGCGCCTGCGCTGTCATCTGCTGCGCAAGCGATCCAGCAGATCAAGCCGGCGGCCAACGTAGCAGCGCAGGGCTCGCGGGAACTTCAGAGTGCGCTCGCAAGCCTCAAGACGACGTCGAAGGCTGACCTCGATGCGGAGGCAGCGAGCGCAAAGACCAACCTCGATCAGATGCGCGCGTCGTTCATCGCCGGCAAGACGCCGATCGAGGACGTGCGCGCGGCATTCGACAAGTACGCGGAGGCGCAACGCGCTGCGGTCGCCAACTCGGATGCGTGGCGCAAGTCCGAAGTCGAGGATCAGATCGCAGTCCAGGCTTCGCTACTGGGCCTATCCGATACTGCGGAAAAGGCTGGCGAGAAGTCGGCGGATGCTTTCGATGGCGTAACCGTCGCGATCAACCGCACCGGCGACGCCGCGCGCCAAGCCTCGAAGGACATCG